AAATTGCCTGGCGGTAAATTCCAGCTTAAGGATACAGCTGTGCGCCTTGCGCTCGCAAAGTTGACTAAAGCCGTGGATGAGAGCGAAAATGAATACGTCGATGTTCGCCGTGTCACTATTGGCGCTAATGCGACCTCTGGAGTAGTGCAGCCTATTGGGCTGCCTTATTCCTATGATGGGTGCTTCTACCAAGTGGCTGGAGGGACCTATGATGGTCTGTGTGGCGCACCAGTGTGTACGGAGGGTTCAGGCCCTATGTTGATTGGCATTCATTCTGCTGGTAAAGCCGGTACGCCTGAGGGCCGGTGTAGTGTGGTCACGCGCGAGGAAGTCCTTGCTGCCATTGATTACGCTACTCGCCCCGACACTGCTCAGATTCAAGGTGCCGAAATGGGCGATTGGATTGAGGCGCTGAACAATCACGACGTGGACATAGTGTGTACCAATGAGTTGCCTCCTAACCCGTATTCAGCATATGCTGAGGGAGACTGGGAGATTCTTGGGCGCACTAATGCGCAGAGGAGGACCTTCAGAAGTAATGTGGTCACAACGCCAATGTCTGATTTGGTAGCTGAGAAGTTTGGGGTACCGCGTTTGCATGGACCTCCAGCTTTGTTGAACACGTGGCTTCCATGGAATGATTTCTTGAGGGTTACGGGCAACTCGTGCGCGATACCCCAGGACAAGCTGGACATGGCTTACAAGGATTTTAAAACGAAGATCTTTGTTGGCCTTGATGAGCTTGAGCACTTGAGAGACCGCATTCATCCGATCACGTGGGATGCCGTCATTGGCGGGGCTGACGGGGTTTCTGGGTGCTATTCCATGAATATGAAGGCGAGCGCTGGATTTCCATGGAGTAGGCCCAAGGCGGAGTTCTTCCCTTTGGATCCAGAAAAGGTCGTGATCGGGCAATCGGTGTCCCGTCACATACCCGACTGGATCTTGGAGGGAGTCGAAGCCTTGGAGGAGAAAGCGGCGCGTGGACAGCGCTTATATTCACCTCATCGTGGCAACCTCAAGGATGAGTCAGTTAAGCTCACTAAGGATAAGGTGCGTTTGTTCTCAGGCGCCAACTTGTTCTATTTGATGCTGATGCGCAAGTACTATCTGACGGTGCTTATGTTTATGCATGAGCAGGGGGATTTATTTGAGACCGCCGTGGGAGTTAATTGCTGCAGCACTGAGTGGGGTGGCCTGAGGTCACGGCTTGTGCGCCATGGTGAATCGCGCATGGTTGCGGGCGATTTTTCTGACTACGACAAGAATATGTCGGCGGCCATGGTGTTAGCTGCGTTCAAGTTGATGATCGCAGTGGCGCAGTGGGCTGGATATTCTAGGCGTCAGCTCAAGATCATGGAGACGCTTGCGACGGAGACAGGATCACCTCTCTATGAGGTGATGTGCGAGCTAGTGAAGACGGCTTGCTCGAATCCCGCAGGCCATCCGGGCACGGTCGATGTAAATGGGATCGTGAACTCGCTGTATATGCGCACGTCCTTTTACATCATGAAGCCGTTTGAGGAGGCGAGGCTATTCCACGAGGTGGTGAGCCTTGTTACTTACGGCGACGACAATGCCATGTCCGTAGTGGAGGACGCACCATGGTTTTCCCATACCACCATTCAGGCTGCCCTTGCGCCGTTTGGGGTAAAATACACCATGCCCGACAAGAGCGCCGTGTCGCGCCCGTATGTCGACATTAGGGAAATTCAGTTCCTTAAGAGATCCTTCGTATGGTCGAGGGGTCTCGAACAGTGGATTGCGCCACTGGACGAGTCGAGTATCTTCAAGATGCTCCACACCGTCAACAAGAGCAAAACCATGTCCATGGAAGGGCAGCAGGCTGAGCTCTTGGCAAACGCGAACAGGGAATTTTTCCTGCATGGGCGGGAGAGATTCGACACGGCGCACATGGCGCTGTGGGAGATCGCCAGGGAGCTGGATATCGCACACTATCTTCCTGGCTGCAGATTGCAGTCATATGCAGATTTGGTCGTGTGGCTCCAGAACCAAGGTTAATTTGAATCTACACATACGTGTTGTAGTAGGGCGTACCTATGCGCCCTTTCGTTAAAAATAGGCTTCTGTATTGGTTACCAAGTGTGATAGTGTTTGATAGCGAGTTGCTTTCACCCTTCGGCTTGCAGAATGTAGGAATGGCACTCTTGCCATGGTCTTTTTAGGCTGGCTTCCGGCACCACTTTGCTGTACTCACTAATTAGTAATGCTAATATTAGTGTTTTAGAAATGCATTGCAACAAATAATATGAATAAATCCAGTACAGTGGATAAACTGTACAAACAAAACACGACAATGGGTTCTGAAACAGCGAAGACCACGGTCTTTCGCGATGGCACTACGCAGTGGCATGTTGCGTTCCCTTCCACTCAGGATGAGACGCGTGATATTGCCATGCACGATGATGTAGCGCTGGGAGATTTCTTCCAGCGCCCAATCTATAGCGCTAGTTTTTCGTGGGACCCAACTGCCGTGACCCCTTTCTTTCAAGCATTCGATCCGTGGAGTGCGTTTTTTAACAACACCCGTGTTTCTAATCGTGTTAGCAATTTCAATTTGATGAGTTGCAAACTGCGAGTGAAATTCATGGTGAGTGGAAACGGTTTCTACTACGGACGATTGCTAGCACATTATGATCCACTGTCTAGTGGTAATACTGTGTCTGGCTATGGCGGCGCAGCCACAACTAGGACATGCATACAAGCTTCTCAGGCTTTGCATGCTTTCATTGATCCTACCGAGTCACAGGGATGTGAGTTTACTCTCCCTTTCATATATCCTTTAGATGCTCTCGAGTTGACTACTGCTAGTCAACTTGGGACTTTAGGATCTATGTACGTTCGCGAATTGCAGCCTTTGAAGCACGCTAACGGTGGCACTGACCCAATTAACATCACCGTGTTTATTTGGGCGGAGGACATGAAATTGTCCATTCCTACAACTGTCAATTTTGTGGGTGTCACGCCGCAGGCGGGCATTTACGATGATGTGACGCCTCAGGGTGGTGACGAATATGGTGCCGGGCCTATTTCTATGGTAGCTAGTGCAGTTGCTTCAGCGGCTGGGCGGCTTGTTAAGCTGCCGGTCATTGGCAAATATGCACGCGCCACAGAGATGGTCTCGAGTTCCATGGGACAGATAGCTAGGTTGTTTGGCTATTCTCGCCCTGTTGCTATCGAAGCATCAAAGACAGTTAAACCTGATTTGGTTAGCAAGTTGGCGGTGACCGACATTGCTGACCATTCATCCAAGCTTACAGTTGATTCTAAGCAGGAGCTTACCATTGACCCGCGTGTTATTGGTATTGATGCTCCTGACGAGTTGACTATAGCTTACTTGGCGAGCAAGCAGTCTTATTTGACTCAGTTTGTTTTCGCCACTACAGCAGCAGCTGGTGCTCTGCTTTTTGAAAGTCGAGTTACTCCCATGCAATATGATTATGCATCACCTGCATGGTTTCCCACTCCTTCCGCTTGGGTGGGTGGTGCTTTCGCTTTTTGGCGTGGCACTATGAAGTACCGCTTTCAGATAGTAGCATCGGCCTATCATCGTGGCCGTATAGCTGTTACATGGGATCCGTCCATCATGACAGGCACTGTTGTGCCTAACATGGTTTACACTCGAATAGTTGATCTTGCGGACGAGCGAGATTTCACTTTTGAGGTACCATGGGGTAACGCTAGGCATTTCTTGCCTGTGTTGCCCATGTCAAGCACCGTTCCATTTGTTACTGCCATTCATTATGCTACGGCTTCGCCAAACGCTAATGGGGTCGTTTCCGTGACGGTGCTTAATGAGCTCACGTCTCCCAGCGTCCTTGTGAACAATGATATTCGGATTAACGTTTTCACATCTATGTGTGAGGACGCGGAGTTTGCGGCTCCTGTCGAGTTGCCGCCTTGGACGTTTTCGAATATTAATGGGATTCAGACGCAGAGTGGCACATTTGATGATGTCACTCCTCAAGCGGGAGACGTTGAAGATGCTGAGCAAGATTCCAACTCCCCAGCTATGGGTGCAGCTGTTGAGTCTATGGGCCCTTGTATGGAGGGTCCTGATGCCACATCCAGTGTGTATTTTGGCGAGTCGGTGAAATCGTTTAGGTCATTGTTGAAGCGTTTCAACTATTGGGGATCCTATGTGTCACCCGCCACAACAGCTGGGTGTTGGTCATTGTATCTTGCCGATTTCCCGCCTGCCCGTGGTTATTACATTAACGCGGGCCATAGTGATGGTACCAATCCGGTTAATTATAGTTCTATGACTATGATTAATTACTTGGCACCTGGATTTTTGGCATGTAGGGGAGGTATTCGGCGGAAGTACCTCTTCAATGGTCCCATGGGAGATACTCAGGCGTACATGCGTGCAACTCGTCTCGACGGGTTGTCCACTACGGCTGCGTATACGGGGTCAGTTATTGCGCCCACTACTACCACTATTAGCGCTCGAGCTCAGGCTCGCGTTAAAATGTTGGGTAGTGGTACTGGTGGTTCGGCTGTTACCAGCACGATCCAGCAGCCAGTCTTGGAGGTAGAGTTGCCTTACTACAAGAATGAGCGCTTTGATAACCCTAGACAGCCTTCTGGGGCTACCGCAGTGGGCGGCACTGCTCGATTACACCATCAGGTGTTTATCGATCAGCCTGCGGGTGTCAACTTTGTTGACATTTTTGTAGCCGCTGCCGAGGATTTTACTCTGATAGGATTTCAGGGATTTCCTCCTATAAGGCAAGCATTACTTTGAAGGTCACACGTGACCAATTACCCAATTCTGGCGATTGGGTAACGACGCTTGCGTCGAAGTTAGCCGGAAATCTACACAGGAACGTGTAGTCATATTAATTTAATATGGGTCCTTGAAGGCCGATTGACTAGTAACTAGTTTGACGCCTTCTGGGGTCATTCAAGTTCCTCAATTAAGAGTTTTCAAGGAACATAAGTACTGATACATT